CTCACGAATAGCGAGGTAGGCGTACGGGAATATTCTCCGTATCGCCTTCCGGCTATTGGTCAACTGGCCCAAATAGGGCTCAGTGCCGGTGAGGAAAGAAGCGTCTAGCTCACATAAGTGAGGTAGAATCCCAGGTATGGGATACAATGACTTAAAGGAGTATTCAGCTCTTTTGTCAAAGTCAGCTTCAACCTGCTTTAAGAACGAAGCGAGGAAGGTCGATTCTTCGCGGTCTCTAATGAGATCCGTGAGGCGGCCGCTATTAACGGCCTCTTCGATCGTCCTCGGACGGGGTGCTAACCCGACTTCAGATTCTTGCTTGTACAATGCACGGGTTACTGCTCGCCACTGATAGGGTTTATCCTTCAATGGGGAGCGACTCTGATCAAGGGGTGTGTTCCGGATATCATCCAGGAATTGCTCTCGATCAGCCCAACTAATCCCGGCCGGATTAAGGCCGAGACCACCATGCTCTTTTAATGCATGGGCGTACACATTAACATCGACATCCTTTCGGAGCGGTGTGGGAATTCTCCCGAGGCACATTACGTACCTCATAAGTGTATCGAAGTTGGGTCTAGGGGAGGGACGAGGTCCTTTAACAGGCCCATCCTTTGTAATGACAAATCCTGCAAACTCGGCCACGCGTTTCGAAGAAATGCATTTGGCCGGTGACACAGGTATGTCATAATCCCTAAGTAACCTTAAGTACTCTTCCGCGATAACATCGTCAGCAATGACGATATCATCACCTAGAACCCGGTACCTGTTTTTATAGGATCTCCGGGTATTGTAGGCTGCCAGGCGGACTAGTCCGTGTTGGCCGAGGGCCAGCAGAGGGAAACTTCCATAGTAACCCATCGGCTGTCCCACCTCATAGGAGATGACTCCTCTCCCCGGAAGGGAGTGAGGCATAGATACTGCGCTGTTAAACGCCCATACCCACCGGTCAGACAACCCTGCAGATCTTGCAATAGCTAATTGCAAGGAGCGGGGGAACCTATCGGTTGCGGACTTAAGGTCGATACTGTGTAGTACCGTGCCCTTACTCAAGCGGATGTGGGCCCATTGGGCCCCTTCCCACTGGTCGAACGTACAGTCTTCATGAATAGACCGTAAGGTCTCATTCAGACTGCGGTGGAGTATGGAAAACACCACCTGATGTTCGGCAATAGGCAGACAAATGGGTCTTATCTTACACGCGCCATCCTTGTCAAGGAAGGCTAGCTTACCCCCTATAGGCCAAAGTGGGCGCTGTTCAACGCCCTCTATAGGCTTCCAGGGACTACGAACGTAATACTCGTAGGGCAAGTCGTAAGACTTCGTGGAAGATAGGGAATCGAAGAACTTTATATTAGTCCAACGATAGACCCCTTCTCGTGGCTTGGAGGTATTTAAACCCGCCAAGTTTGGAGAAGAAACGGGATCCGGCGATTTAACCCGGAATCCGACCGAAAAGTCGGAAGGAAGTTTTATAGGCTTC